GGGCTGCTACGTTGGGTGAGGCATTGTTAATCGAATTATTAGTTGTCATTTTATACAATCCTTGTATATATTATGCTACTGTTAAGTTTCCTGTTGACGATACGACTGTCCATGTTGTATTTGCCGTTACGCAGCGTAATTTTACGCAGTCCCATTGATTAGATGACGCTAATGACCCCGTAACCCCGACAGTTGTTACCTGGTTGCCATAATGGATTACCTGGCCTGCGGCTTGTGCTATGGTATAACCACCAGCATTCTTGCCGTTGATTTCAACTGAGTCCCCAATAGCGGCTGTTGCTGGCAGCGTGAAGGTTACTAGAGACGCGCCCGCATCACTCGTATAACCTGTATTTACAGCCATCGTAACTGATGCCGTGGTCTGGTCTACCCATGGATTGGCACCATTAGAGGCTATTGTTATTGAGTTGGCAGCGTTTGTGATCGTAATCCCTGTCCCTGCAGTCAATGTGGCTGCAAGAGGAGCGCCTGCAGTTGAACCTATGACTATTTGGCCATTCGTAAGGACTCTTGGGGTAACCACACCTTGGGCATTTGTAGTGAGTACAGCATTTGGGGTAAGGGTTGATAATACGAATTGTGCTGCAAAGTCACTAAATTGCATGGCCGCATCATTTGTAGGCCCATAAGGGGACTGCCCCCAATACATTAAATCAGTGCCCGCATTGGTGGTAATAGGGTTGGTCAAATAGACCTGGTGTATGTTCTTTGACATTCTGATGTCCTTATCAGTATGTTTAGACCTATAGAAGCGTCAAAAATTCACCGTCTAATAGCGTAAACGGCGTGTTGTCTAGCCATAAAAAGAACCCCAATATAGGGGGAAACGGGGAACCCTGTTCATAATCAATAAGCGTAAATACAGAATCATTTCCGAAGTCGAAATTAACGTCGAAAAAGAACTGATCTAGAATTGATGACATTATGTATAACTCACAGGCCACATGACCACGCTAACATCCGCTGTAGCTAGGTCAGTTATCATGCTTATATTGTCCCCACCTTGTAAGGTCAATGATGCTGGGTTCATTTCACTTGTGGTTGCAACAAGGGTAGCCCCTGCAGGAATTGCTGCTGTTGCCCCTGAAACGTCCACCCAAACATCATTTGGAAAGTATCTAAAAGACACAATCCAGGTATGGAAAGTCGTAGGTACTGTAATGCTGGTTGCGCTGCCAACAGTAAGAGTTGCAGAATATTTTACGGTGCTTGGTTGTGGGGCAAAGGCATTATACCCTTGCTGATCACGTCCAAATGATAGTGGTGTTGTAGACATTCCTTGTCCCCATGTTTAAAAAAACATTATTTTTCGACACGTTCTTGTTTCATGTTTAAGCTATAAACATTACGCATTATAGCTTAATAAACATATTATAAAACACCCCAGGCTGTGTCACGTTAGCGGCCGCGGTTGGTGTTAATGGATCGGTAGGCAGTGTTACGCCTGCCAATGGTCCCGGAAGTGCTGTTACAACCGTAGTCCCTGCACCTGATTGTACGCTTATTAAATCCAGTCCCGCGATTAAACCTGGGTGATGATGCTGGGCAAGTTCGCCTTCCACTTGATGATGATCGTACTCACCCTCACGGCTTCCGGTATTTTGTGTATAGGCTGTAGTTACACCACTTCCAGCCGAACCAAATGCAATAACGGTATTTGAAATAGCATTGGCAAAGGTGGTGGCAACAAAGAAGGTAGTAGAATTAACTGGAACCATGTAATAAATGGCATTTGCAACAATGTTGCCGTTTAGTGCGCCACCTGTGTTCTGAAAGGTTACCGTATTGCCTTTAAACAAGTTTAGTAGGTTGGCTGTGGATGTCGTAAACAATAAATTACCTGCGCTATTTGAATCAGTGACAACGGAGCTGAAGCCTGTATGTGTTGGTGTTGCGGGCAAGAGGTTGGCCAATGGAACAGTCCCTAGAATTACCTGTCCCATGAGCTTTGTAAGCGACAATGCCCTATTGGCGTTATAATCTGCAATGGCAGAGGCACCGTAGGTAACTGGCGCACCAGCACTGGTGTACATCTGGCTTATCGGATTAACAGTAAGAGCCGTATAAGGCTTGGCTAATGTCCAAATTAGATTAAACAACTGCCATGTATCAATATTGGCACGCGTTGTTGCTACAGAGGATGCATTGCCTATTGTGCCGTCATTCATGACCACCCAACCGAAAGGCTGGAAGCTATTGGCGCTTACACGTATGTCCCCAGTTCGTGGACTGGATATCACAGAATCGACTTGATCATAGGTCAAGAAACTATTTGTAGGGGAAGTTTGCGCTAAAAAGATTGAAGGCCTTGTAAAGTTAATGCTAGAAGCCACGTTTAAAGGCATTTGTACTTGCAGATACCAAGCATCATCCCCACCACCGCCTAGGGTAAGCCCAGAGGTTGCAGTAAAGACACTTGTGAAACTGTATTTTGTCCAGGTAGGGCTAACTGTTATTTGTCCTATTAGAACGGGAGCAGGCGGGGTTGTTCCTGTGCCTGTGTCTTGCAGTAGAAATAGTTTTATAACGTTTTCCCCTGTGCCTGTGCCGCCAGCATTTTGGGCTTGTATCGTGGCGGTAAATTCGAAATTTGCGAGCACATTTACATGTAAACTTATCGGGAATTGGTAGCACTTTTGGGTTTCCCCTGTAGGTGTGTTGGAACACGTATGGTTTATATAAAACTCAGGCGTTACGTCACCTGCTAAAGCTTGGGTATTTGCTAATGGGAATTTTGTGAACGTAAGTGTGTCTGATCCGCTAGTGTTGTTCTTAATAAACTGGATGTCTGGATATTGGAATCCGTCATGCTGGCTAGGTGCTACAACCTTTTGAGTCACAGTATTCAATACCACAGTGCCGCTATTGCGCCAAAACCCATTGTTTATGATTAGATTGTCTAGCTCTGGGTTTGTATTGCCGTTGATTGATTCGTCAATATTATAGGGGAAGTTTGCTCTAGTTATTTGGTTCGTCTGAGCATGATTTACTATGGTTATAAAATACCGTTCAACAATATATTGTCCTGTCTGGCTTAAGTTTTCCGCAAAGGGATAGAAAAATGGGATTGTGTCTACGCCATTAATATCGCAGATAGTGCCTGCCGCGGATAACGTCAAAGGGTTGGGCAGAGGGACATAGGTATAGTTCCCTGGTGTGCCTGTTTGGTAGAACCAGTTCTTTAGCGTTGTGCGGCTGTTGTCGGCAAAACAGGTCACCACACCTGCGGACATAGGTGTCCCATCTTTGTCTACAAACGAGTCCTGTAACATCGGAGCCGCTATTAATAACGCCGGGTTTATTGCCATGATGATCCTTATCAATCAACTATATTTTAGTCCACAATAATGTGCCAAATAGTGCCTATAACAAAACCTATAATAAAGCCATATACTATTATCATGATAGTAATCCAGTTACTTAAACAGCAACCAGCATAACACAATGCATCATAAATACCATAGTGTTTTTTAATCAAACAACTTATTAAGTCCGTATGTAACTGCAGAACCCGCAATTCCTGTGCCTAAGGATTTCTTTATAAAACTATTTAATTTCCGTTGAGCCTGTTCATAAGCTTCTTTGCGCTTCAATACTTCAGCCGTTGAAAGTCCCGTTACTTCAGCTTCATCACGCAGGCGCTTGGCCATAGCACGTTGTCTATTAAATTCAGCCCGCAATTTTGGTAAGTTCTCAAACTGGCTTACAATCATTTCGTTTTGCTTTGCAGTCTCAAGATTACTTAAGGCTTGGCGTTGCTGCCCTAACAATTGCGATACTTGCGGGTTTGCTTGGATATAGGGCTCTATTGCTTGATTAGGCTTAAACAAGTTCGCTGGGTTTTCGGCATAACTATGTCCTAATGCTAAGCGTGATAGCTCGGGATCTTGGCCTATCATTTCACGCAGTATGTTGTTGCCTTTTTGCTTGCCTGATATTTTTTCTAAAATGTTTCCAGGAACCAGGCCGCTTTCACGCATGTTTATGTAGACTTTGTTCTTGTTTAAAGGAGCAACTCTGGTGGAATATTCATGGTTTATTCTATGAAGTTCCTTAATGGTCTCGCTAGGGAAATGCTCTTCAATAATGCCCTGCATCTTTTCATAATTGCTTTTTAAGGCATCAGCTTTTTCATTTAATTTATCAGCATCTGCAATGCTTGTGCCAAAGGTACGTGCTTTAGACCTTAAAGCACCTTCTTGTTGCTTCATAGAACGATAGGCTTTGAAGAATGCTTTGGGGTTTATTTCTTCGCCTTTGCCCCCTGGTTGTGTTCTTATGGCTTCCATAAACTTTTCTTTTGAAAACTCTGAAGCATTTGGGAAGTCTTTAGTAAACTGCTCATATTCCTTTTGTAGGCTCTTAACATCTGCTTTAGCGGGAATGTTCATTGTTTCAGGCAAGGAATCTGCAAGAGCATCGTATTGACCACCTATTTCCTTGCGAAGACCACCTTGGCGAACTTCTCTAGGATAGCCAGTAACCGGGTGTGGCTCTATGGTTGGCACGCCTTCAATAGCATTAGATACACGCTCAGAAAGTTGCAGTGAATGAGGTTCACCATATCCTAAAGTCTGTTGTAAGGCCTGTTCATTGCGGGCAAGATTATGTTCTACCTCTGGAACAGTCTGTTCACCTGGTAGCATTTTGGTTTCTTGGCCATATTTCTCTTGGCGTTTTTGGTTGTCTAGGAACTGTTGCTCTTTTTCTTTAGCAGATAGTTCCAGGGCTTCAGGGCTATTGACCCCAAAGTTATGCTTAGATATGGCTTTGGCAGAGCGTTCACTGGCCTTTTGGCGTTCAAGGTCTAATTGGGCTTCAAGATATTCTCGCCCTTTAGCGCCAGTATTTCTATTGGCGGCAAAGTTTTTAACACCACGGCCTAGAGCGCCAGCACCTTCAGCGGCAGCACCAAGGCCTGCACCTAATTCCCTATTATCAGGTGCTAATGCAGACCCAGTGGCACCACCTGATATTAGGTTTTTAACTAGCTCTGGAACTTTAGCATAGGGTATGTGTCCAAGTCCTGTTTTGATGGCTTGATAGCCCTTGGCGATAGGCAATGAGCCGCCTATATTACCAATGGTTTCTGCGGCTTCTTGGACATAGGGATTGACGCCTTGAGGACCCGGGAATTCTGTTTTAGGGATTGGATATATTTGCTGGTTTGTCCCTGGAAAGTTCTTGGGCTTAATATTAAATATGTCCGCTGGAATGTTTCCCACACCGCGTATAAGGTTTTCACCACCTTGGAAAAACCCTCTGGCAGCGCTGGGAATGCCTGTCATTTCTACAGGTTTATTGACCAGTAGGTTCATAAGGTTGCCTGCGGTCTCTAGGGCATTGTGTCCTTTAGTTGCTTTTACAGGTTCTACAAAGTGCTTGGTGAACCAGGAACCAAAGTCGCTAGGTTTGTTTTCATGAGCATCACCCCATTCAACCTCACGTACAGGGGCAATCTTAGAGGTCTTTTTGCTCTTAGAATTGGCCATGCCTTTTATGTCGCCCCAATCAACTTCCCGTGTCATTTTACACCCGCAGCTTTCAATAATTGTGATATGTTTATTTTTCCAGGTACACGTTTCATATAGTTAAAGATAAGGTCTGGTGATATGTCGTGTCCTGTTTTGGCCTTAATCTGTTCGGACAAATCAGCAGCAAAACTTAGATCACGATTGTCGTTATTGTTTTGGTCTTCAACGTCCATTGGAGCTTCTTCTCCACCGTCTTGACCGCTCATAGACTGTTCTGCATCTGCTTGCTCGAAAAGACTTGGCACTGTGCGCTTAATACGTTGAAGGCGCTGCATTGCGTTTTCGTCTTTATGCTCGCTAAATACTTCTTCAGCTTGGGATTGGTTTAATGTCTGTGTTTGCAAAGCACGGTTCTTTAGCCCCTGTAAAAAGGTATCAAACTGGTGCTGCTTTTCAGCCAATGCAGGGTTTATAAGCTCTTTTGTCTTTCCACCAGGAAGTAAGCTCATTATCTTTTTGCCAATATCACCGCCATAATTTAGAAGACCACCGCCAGCGCTAGATACATACCCTCTAACCTTGCCAGCTTTGCTTAGGTCTTTTGCAATGGATTCTGCGTCTTGCACGTCCTTCTTTGCCTGTGTAGCATAGGTAGGCATTTCACCGCCTTGAACCCCGCCTTGGCCACCACCTTGTCCATACCCTAAATGCTTAGATATGATTTGCCCTAAGGCTGCCTGAAACTGTGGGTTTTGTAGAAACGCGGGTGTGGTAGCAAGTGTAGCCAACGGGCCAATCTTCTTAGCAAAAATGTCCGCTTCTATTTGTTGGGGCATGTAAGCTGCCTTCATACCTTGGCCATAGCCTTGTATTGCCTTCGAAACAGCGCCCGCAAAAGGGTTTACCTCTTCAGGGTTTAGTCTACGTGCTTGAAATGCTGTAAATACCATTTTTAGCCCCTATCAATGCCAAGGCAAGAATGCGCCTAACAACCCAAGACCTGAGCCCAGATTGCCCCAGGCAGAGCTTTTAGCAGCGTTCTTTCCTGCTTGTCCTTCGTAATCATATTGTGCTTTCTGTCCTAAGGACTGCGCTATTTGGTCAGCCATAGACGAGCCTGCTTGCTGGCCTTGGTTAGACAGTCCTTGCATTCCCTGTAGTCCTTGGCCATAAAGTCCCGTAGCACCAGACATATAGTTATAATAATCCTGGTTCGCAAGGTCTGTTGCTAGCCCCATGTTCTCTTGTTCATGTTGTGGTGATCCTGCCATACCACCTGCAGCGGCCGCATGTCCCGCACCCTGTAATGCTTGTTGCAATGCGAACTTAAAACCAGGGGATTCGTGGAAGCTGTTCCCAATTTGGTTAAACTTGCCACCTGGATCATTTGTAAGCTGATCATACTGGCCTTGTAATTTAGGCAGCGTTGACATGCCAGCATTAAGCCATGGGGCATAATAAGGGGAAGTTTGTCCGGGGATTTGGTTAATAGATTGGTTGGCAATATCTGCAGGGTTCTTGCCTTTGCCACCAAATAGCCCTGCTAGGCCACCAAATATGTTGCCTGCGCCCATCCCGAGCCCAAACTTTTGTGTGTCTGTAAATGCCATGATCGTCCTTAATCATAGGTAAACAAATTGCCGCCAAGTTGCTGTGACAATGTTCGGCGGTGTAGCACCATCATACGTGATTACAAATTGTTTTGATACTCTATTGGTTGTATCAAATACAGTCTGTCCACTTATGTCCGGTATGTTCTGTGGTAGTGGACCACCAATAAGCGGTGTATAAATCGCCTGAATATTTGCAATGTTCGCGGCTGTTAATCTAGGAAACAATATGCCTTCATTCTTAAAGTTCTCTTGCAAAGCTTGGAACAGAGATGATAATCCCAATGACCATAAGGGCATAAAGTCCCCTGTTTTCCCGTCAATGACAGGAATTTCCCGCGGGAGATCGGGAAATATCGACTGCATTTGGTTTGGTTCTATTGCCATTATACCTTCCTTAAATCCGCGTATTTGCTAAACCGTCTGTAGCTACAAACCTACCTAGTCCCCAGAACTTAAACTGCGGGACTAAGTCGTTAGCTATGCCTATTTGCCACCACATCAGGCGGTTTTTGCGTACACCTATTGGTGGCAAGTAATATGCCCATTCATTGCCAAATGTAGCGCCACCGTCTGTTGATATGGACAAGTCCACATGCGGCAGCGATAAATTTCCAAAGCCTGTATTGGCGTTCTGTTGGGCTATTAAGATAGCTGAGTTGTCGCCAGATACCTGTTGTGGCACGAATATTAGGCCATCTTGGGACAACAGAGGATTACCATCTTGGGTAATTAGCTCTGGAAGGCCACCTTGGGTGATTAAAGGTCTGCCATCTTGGGTAATGAGAATAATCTCGCCCAGGTCTTGTTGCTGGTAGTTTGTTTCACCTGATTCAATAGTAAAGCCAATATCATTGAATATTTGGTAGTTCTGGTCTGGGGTTCTTATGTTCGCACAAGTCCTGATCCTAGGGATTTCATGGGTAATTAGCTCGCCCGTGCTAGACACATCTTGGTAAGTTGTGATGTCTGTATCAAAGACAAAGAGGTTTCCATTGTTTTTAGACACAAAGTAATACTGGTTCTTGAAGAATGCTACCTCAGATGCTATGAAGTAGTTTAAGTTTTGGTCACAAGCATGGTAAAATTTTTCCCTAGAAAAGTCATAGAACAGAGAAAGATTATCAGTATAAAAGTTGAGATGATAAAATAGGTGTCCGTCTTGTCGGTATAGGAAAGCTTGTGAATCTTGAGGCGCTGTAAGAGTCGAAAACAGAAAGTCGATACCATCCGTTGTGATCTTCTTAGGCATGCCACCATCACTATAAATAATGATGGGTCCGGATTTCTCGTTCTGAGCCAGCCATACAACAAACTCATCCATATAAGCCACGGTAGCGGGCTGTAGACAACCATAGTCAATATTGAACTGATTGTTTCGCTGATATGGGAACAACTGTGCGCCAGTATCAAACCATGCCTCCGTTACTATAGAACCCATTACGAATATCATGTTCCCTTTCGAGGGAAAACGCACTACTGCTTTGACATTGTCGGGCTTTGTTTGTAAGAGGCCAACATTAGCAGAAGTTGAAGGCCATGCCGTCGTTCCTGAACCATCCGGCATTGTATTGTAACCTTCATTGCTTAACGACAAGCGCCATGTGTTGTTTGCAGGTGGCGTATATGTCGTATCGTTAGATGCTGCCAAGATAAAATAGGTGTCATGGAAGGTCAAATATCCTGGTGTGAAGTTTAATGGCACTGTTACAAAAGCACTTGGGGTCAAGGAAGGATCATAAATATAAAAGGCCGTGCCATCAGATATACCAATTTGTGGCTTGTTGTTTTCTGCAATGTATACAACGCCTGTTTGGGTCTGTAATGTCCCGATAAAGAAAACCTGGAAAAAGCTTATCCTATGTTGTTGCTGGTCATAGATAATGTTTACTAAGAACACGCTTGAGCCTTCAACAACTACGAGTTCATTAAACTTTGTGCTCGTGAAGATGGCGCGGCCTTCAATGGCGTTCCTAAATTGGTCTGCAGTAATGCCTACGTTGTAGCCTGAGTAAGGAACCATAAATGTATCAGACATAAACATATTGTAGGTCTTTTCTATGCTTATCTTGGGATATCTACCAAAGATGCTAGAGCCTACTATGTTTATTGGGAACTCTCTGAAGTTTGCCCCACGCTTTACCATTTGCCCGTCCTTAGGCTAACTTACTAACTCAAATTATAGTGATGCAATAATACTGGGATTATAGCACTCGTGAACAATGCGCCCCAAACGCCTATGATTATGTTTATCTTGGAGTTTAAGACATCCATGCGCCTATTAAACTTTTCTTCAAGCATATTAAACTTATCATCAAAGACCCGGAGCTTGACCTCATGCTCGGTATAATGCTCGTTAGAAACATCCATTATGGCCTCCAACCATGTCCAATATTAACATCACCCCAGTTGTAACCTGGCGCACCATCTGCGTATAGGATTGACAGTTTCTTATTGGACAAATCAGGCGGTGATTCATACATAAGCTTGCGCTGATAGGCCATAAAGATACGTTCTGATTGTGGGTTAAACTCTACACCATACTCACTACACATAAACCGTGCTAAGGCATATCGTAAATATTCTAAGTACGAAGTGTCATAGCCTTGGATTGCATTATTAATAAACGAGTATTGTGTGTAATTTGGTATGTTATAGGGGTTTGTAAACGACTGGGTAACGTCCTGTAAATCAGTCTGTAGGTCTACATCAACCATGAAAATCTTGGCTTTCATCTTGATGGGATAATTTGTATCAGGCAGAAAATACATGCCAAACGTGCCGCCACCAACGGCTCTTTCATAGTTCCAAGAAAATGGTAGGGTTTGGATATTGTCAACCCGTGATGAACCAAAATAGTTCGTACGGCTTGTTGATACCATGGGGTAGCGCACAACGCCAATATTAAACGTTGATGTCTCTATGGCCGCCACATAGGGCAGAAAATAGAACTCTTGACCACCAACCGCATTGAAGGTTATGTACTGCCAATAAGGAATAAGGTCTGTTTCTATTTGTTTAAAGTTTAAGAGATCGTTAAGCATCTGCAGGCCGTCATAGATTTGATCGCCTGTAGGTACTTGTAAGTTTCTAGCCACAATGCCTGATAAGAACCAGGAACGGGTTACTAGTTGCTGTGCTGTATAGACCATGCTTCCCACTCCTTGGGTTACAGACCATCCCGAGGATTAGCTCGAAATGGTCTAATAATTACACCAACGCAGGATAAGCAGTGTTTGAAGTGCCGCCCCACATTACAACTGATACGCTAACAGCATCACTAGCGGATGTTACTAGATAGTCAATCTCAGGTTTAGACGAACCAACGCCAGCAATCATGACGACATACTGGGTCTGGGCAACGCCAGCAGCAACACCGCTGATAGTGACCGCAGCCGCAGTTTGTCCGGTAGGCCTGAACTGTACAACATCATTTGCGGCTACTGGGGTAAATGTTACCAATAGGCCTACAATAACGTTTGGCAGTGTAGTTGTTGGGACTGCTGAGTTTGTGGTCAAGTCAATGGCTGTGAAGCTTGTAGCATTACCACCAGACAACACAGATAAAGGCGGCTGGTTAAAGTATTGGACAAAGTTCACCATGTTCTGAGGTTTATGGGTTGCATAAACAAAATGGCTTGAGCCATCAGTTTGGATAAAACCTATCAAGCGCTTAGAATCATAGCCAAAGGGCAACAATGGGCTGAAATTACTAGAGGTGAGGCTTAACAGCCCTGCAACTGGTAAATATCCCCTAGAGTCACCAATAAGCCATACAGAATATTGTAAACTTACGCCTAGAGAACCTGTGTCTAACCCATTGGCTCCGGTGGTGGCAGCATTGATTAGCAAGGGCTGAGCATAGCTTACAGGCAGGATTGGTGGCACGGTATTGCCTTGCAGATTAGGCAGGCTTACGGGCATGTCAATGCTGTCTGAAGAGTCCCTGGTTTGTCCTGGTGCAATTGCCAAAACTGTGGTGCTTGCAACAGAAATGTTAAGCCCGAAAATCTCTAGGTTAGGCAGGGCAATTACTGGATCGTTTTGTACTTGTGGAGTAGGCATTATTATATCCTTAATTTGTAGTTATCCAAGACCCCAAGACGATCATACAAAATAGCATGACCGTCTTGGGTCTTACCTTGTTAGCCCTGAGACAGTGGGATGACATAACGCATAGAATACTCCGGTACAATCACTGAACCATGGGTTTCATCATAGATCATGCCTGTCTGGTTTTGCCCGAACAATGAACCGTATGTAAGACGCATGGAAACCCCTGTGTCTTCATCGTATTCATTGGCTGTATCATAAGGGCTTTGTTCTGGAAGCTGTGGCATTGCCAAGAAGAAGGCATCTCCACCCAAAATACCACCGCACCTATGAGACTGAACGCCTAAGACTTGCATTCCTGCAGCGATAGGGTTGTTCAGGTTTTGGTTTTGGCCGCCAGCCCAGTTTAATGCAGGGAAAATATTGATGGTTACGTTGCCTGAAGCATTGGCAGCGGCATCAGCGGTAGCCCTGAACTGCACAGGGTTAGCACTCGGGAAATGTCCAATGAATGTCAAATAGCGCATGTCAGGTTGGCCTGAAACACCATTTTGGAACTGAAACACGTCCCCAGAAAAGACCGCATGAGCATCACTAGCAGTAGCACCAGAAAATGTAATCTGGGTCACATTTTGCCCTGTGGGGTCATTGGTTGAAACGACGGTCAAGGTTTGTTGGCTTACACCAGTTGTTCCTGATACGTGGATTGGCATCAAGTTTGACTGGTAGTACTTAACAAGAGGCGTACCAAAGTCCCCGATTTCCCAGGACATAGCAATGTCATCATTCCTATGAGGTACAAACTGGTTAAGACCATTACCAACTACTGCAGGAACTACGGTATCAGGTAGATAAACCTTGATTCCTTCAGCGACTGAGCCATAGTTTTTAAAGAACATGATAGCCTGAGCTAGTTGTTGATAACTAGTCAAACTGGTTGATCCATTACCAAAATATCTATATGGTCCACTAAATGTATTTAATGTGCCATCTATTTGGCTTCTTACAGAGCTATCCCAGTTTTTGGCCACATTGCCTTCAACCTGAGTTGCAAGTTCAGCAATAAATGATTTACCAAAGACCCGCATATAATCTTCTTCGCCTTTCTCAAGGTTGAAGATACGTTGTTGTGAAGTAACAGTGAAAGAACTGTTGTTGGCCTGGTCACAAGATAAGGACTGTACACGCTGTACTGCTGGCTGGAATGATGCTACCAAGCCCGCAACAGTAGTAGCACGTGGGGGAAGATCGAAAGTCACCACGGACCCTAAATTAGCCTGTATTTGATCAAAATCCTTAAATTTTGTATTAGCTGTAGTAATATGACAACAAAGGTTCTGTAATAATGCAAGCCCACCTCGTTGGTAGGTTTGTACCTGTTGTAAAATATTTGTAGGAAAAGTAGCCACGTTAATTGCTCCTAACTTTAGTCCATTAAGTTAAGATTCATTGGTGCTTCTATACTTTGTAACGAGCCTTATAATCACGTACCGACAAAGTAGCACCCGAATCCGTTCCGGTGTTAGAAGGTCTTTGTTGGGACAATGGTGCTTTTACATGCTTGCTACTTGCCGAAGACTCATTGGCTTTTATTGAATCTGAAAGCCTCTTTATCTCGTAAATAGCATCTTGAGGATTATGGCCGCATAGCTGCTCTATTTGGCTTAGCTTTGTCCTGTGTTGTGCCAAGTCGTACAAAACATCATGGGAATTGTCGACGTGTTCGGCCAAAAGCTGCACCACATTTGGGTAATAGCGCATGTCTAAATTGCCAGTAACAGCCTCAAAGTCTTGATACTTTTCTTTACCAGGTGATATTTTCTCTTTATAAGCCGCCACTATCCTTTCTGCTGTCTGGGCATCTGTGCGTTCCTGGGTCTCTTTGATCCAGGCTTCGCGCTGCCTTTCTAGCTCTTGGCTTGTTAGCCTCTTAACATCATCTTCAGACAATGATTTAGTGGCCTGGTTCTGCGCTGGCGGTGGTTGTTGAGGCGCTTGTTGTTGCTGTAATTGCCGTCTGGCTGTTTCTTGAGCCTCTTGCCTTACTCGCCCTACAATCTCGTTCAGTTCAGATTGCTTAAAAAGTCGTTCACTAGGAACGGCATCAACTGGTGCCTGATTAGTATCAGACGCATTTTCAATAACGCTGTTGTCCATAACAATAAAGTCCTTCTAGCTATTTCCCCGCTACGGTTTTAATGCCCTACGTCCTGTAGGTATCGGATTATTCCGCCATCACGCTAAATGCCTCGCTTTGTCCCGCGAGTCTGGAGTGGAACGTCCTTGTGCCAATCCTTGGCGTGTCCCACATTCCGACTTTAGGACAGAACTGGGACAAGGGACAATTGTTTGGGTCTTTAAGTCCCGGCTTTATCCCTATATGGCCTTTGCGGGATAGTTAGGGCATGTTATATATTTAATAGGGTATTGAGGGACAACAAAGGCAAGGAAGGGACAAATGTTAATAGACGGACAAAAATATATAACGGAGAAAGAAGTAGCCAGACATTATGAAAAGTCGGTGAAATGGGTAAAAAGAATGCGTTATGATAATCTTGATTTTCCACATTATAAATTGAATGGTAGGGTATTGTTTATACTTGAGCAGGTAGATGTTTGGGTAAAGAAACGATTGCGAGCAATGGGAAAGATACGGTAAGTCGCATCAGGGGACTTAAGGAAAAAGGAGTTGGAAAAACCTTAAGCCCCGAGTTGCAATTACAGTATAGTATAACCAATCAGGATTGTACCGTTCAGGCTCGTAGCTGCCGTATTGTTGAAAATGGTCAACGTTGCAGTTCCAGCACCAGGCGCAAAGGTAAAGGTTATGTTTTGGGTTGTGTTAGTACCACCTTGGATTGTAAAAGTACCCACTGAAGTTGCGGTAATCTCTGTATTAGTCCAAGTGATGGCGTAACTTGCACCGCCTGCAGTAGTCAAAGCAGAGGTTGTGATAACACCTGCATTGCCGCTTGCAGTGACCGCATTGGCAGCTTCAGTGCCGTTTACTTTGGCAAGGATTATTTGGCCAGCCCCTGTGAACGTATTGGCAGCATCCTTTCTTACTATATTGGTTGCCGCAAACCCTGAGTCAACTACAAGGCCACCTGTGCCGCTTGCTACTGGAAAATTGCCAGAAACTAGCGGGGTTGCTGTAGCACCAATCAATAGCCTACCAATAGCATTGGCGGGGTCTGGTATGCTTACGACAGACGCTTGCCCCATTGCCACGTTTGATAGTGTTGTGACGGTATCTCCACTATTGGCAACCGCTGTTACACGAAAACTACCACTAGCTGCAGCCGAAGGGAAAGAAGCTAGAAATCCTGCAGTCCCAGAAAGGCCTGCTTGGATGTTTCCGCCACTAATTGCCGTTGCAGGGTCTTCACTAATTGTGCCTGTAGTGTTGGTAAACGTTGCAATATGGTTGGCAATTGTGGGCAGCACTATTGCACCTGGAGTTGACCACTCCACTAAGGTAATGACTCCAGAATTGCTTATGGTCACTGTAAAGGTGGCATAAGTCCCGGCCTGGGTTTGTGGGTTGAAGCTATAGAGCACCTGCAAAATATCAGTAGGCGCAATAGGGTTTGATTCAAGATTTACTTGGTTTAGATATCCCGCAGTCGTAACGGTTGCAAGATTGTCTCCAAATACTGCAAATTTTTGGTTTGGGAACACACCAACCATGCCTGGTACTTGCATGGGAAGTTGATAAATTGTAGGCATTTTACATTCCTTGTAAAAGTTTTATAAGTTTTGCTTTGGTCATGCGCTGATATGTGCGGGGCAATGTTCTATAAATGCATGTGCTACACCTACAATTCAGCTTTTTACGCTCAATCATGAGTTAAACAACAATCACGCTTTTCTTGGGGTCAAAGATTCACCGCCGCGCTTCCAATTAGACATGCTAGGAATGTCCTTACCCATCTTGCCGTCATGGCCAGCACAATCTTTGGGATTGTATTCGCTTCGACGTTGCTTGACGCGCTCAATGCCTTGTTGGTGGTTGTCGTGAACTTTACGGTTGTCGATCATTCCTGATTTCATTTTAATGTCCTTATTAAAATAATTAAATGCTGTATTGATTTTCATCAATCCATATATTAACACCATCTCTATAAGCATTATATGGATTATAATTTATTATGCTGCCCTTAAATTCATTGGGTAGCTTTGCTTCCAGTTCTTCTTCTAGCTTAAAAAGCCAAAAGTTAAAGTAAGTTTTATAATAAAATTCCCGCTTTACGCCTGCAGGATATTTCCCGGGTACATAAAAATTACGACAAGAGGCCGCACGCATTATTTACGCTGCGTTGGAAAAGACGACTTTGGGCTTCTAGTGCCTTCAGCCGTTGGTTTTACCATCTTGCGCCTGGTCTTGTTGGTGTCCTTAGGAACAGGTGCCACAGACTTTTCAACGGACTTAAAGGCCTTGTTCATGACCTTGTCCTCATGCCTATTATATGGGCTTCTATCTTGCCCTTTTGCAGCTTTACGTTTATGCATTTCCATTGCTTTTTGCTCCTAGTATTTTAAGTCTTTTTTCTTGACCATCTTTTCAATGAGCTTTTTGTCTTCGCGCATATCGGCATGGTTTGAATGCTTGGCTTTGCTTTTACGGCTCATGCCGCTTTTAGGTTTGTCACGGCTCATTTTTTTCCCCTTGATAAAACTTTGTTTGCTTTGGCATCAATCTTTGCCTCTGAAGACTTAGAAAGCTTGCCCTTATGTACCATTTCTGAAGCGCGTGCTTTGGCGTTTCTGGCGTGTGCTTTGTCTTCAATGGGGTACTTACGCTCCCCTGGTAGGCCAAACTCTTTTTTGGGCAACTTGTTTCTAGTTGCAGCCTTTAATTTGCTCATTTCTTTTTGCTCCGTTTCCGCTCTTTGGCCTCACTGTACGCAATTGCAACTGCCTGGTTCTTAGGCTTGCCGGCACGTATTTCAGTGGCTATGTTCTCACCAAATTTTTTAGATCCAGGCTTGGCACCTTTGTTTAATGGCATTTAATGTCCTTGCTTTTGTAGTTTGCTTTTAGCCCAGTCTTCAATTTTTATAGCTAAGGCTTGGGATTCTTTTATAATAGCTGCTTGTATTTCTGGTTCATGCTTTACAAATTCTTCTTCTAAAAATGCTACTAAGTGATTAATTATGGTATCAAGGATTAATGTCCCCATTTTATTCCCCTATTGTTTATCTTTGCTGTTCCAAACAGTTTTGTATAATTCTACGCGGTCTTCATGGCGCGCACCATCCATGTGACGGCGCACAGCGTGTTCTAGCTGGCAATCATTTAGCTTATAGGTCTTTTTGAGTTCCGCTGGTGTTGCATTCCTCAAATCGTTCCACGTTACCTTTTTCATTGTCGTTCTCCATACTTTCTAAGAAAAAATGCATCAATTTGGATATGTCATTGGTGTTTAATTCTGTTCCGTGAAATGGGGTTGTTGCAGGATGTTCTTCACATATTAAGGACAAAACACCCTTACTATTTCTAAAGGTTATCCCAGTTTGGCCTTTGCCAAAAAGATGCCCTACCGTGACAATAACATTAGGCATGTGCGCGTTCTCCCTTTGGTTTTTGCGTGACCTTATGATGGGTCTCTATGGCTTCCCTAATGTGCCTATGATGCATGTCGCGTCCTTTTATTTTTAAGTCCATGTCTTTGGCATAACGTTCAGTCATTGCCTTTATTATTTGTACATTAGCAGCCTGCTTGCCAAGGAACAAATCAGCTTGGAGTTTTTTCTCTTCAAAATGTAATTTTGCATGTTCAAGCCTGTCTTTTTGGGCTGCTTCTTTTTTATGTTCTTCAAGTTTGGCAGCTTCTGTTTTTGCCTTCATCATTGCAGGGTCTTGTTGTTGGGCTTGCATGGCTTGTTGTTTTTCTTGCTGGTATTGTTGCAGCCATTCGTCAGTCAAGGCCTTAAGCTCTTCGACGCCTTTGCCTTCCATGTTGTCTAAGACGAAGTTTAGGCCTTTTTCTGCTATGAATTGTGCGAACAGTGGCGACATGCCCATCATTTCTTTGACCATCATAATGGTGCGGGATTTCTGCACTTGGAAGCTAGCACCAGCTTTGAGTGATACATTCAAGGGATTGGTATCAAAATCCATAGATAGGCCGTCATCCTGGTTAATCTTGACGAATTGGCGGTTGCCATCATCATCCAATATAGGCAATGTACGCGGTGTTGCCATGTACTTTGGCATAAGGTCTACATAGATTTGTGCTACTCGTTGGAAGCCTTGTAAGCAGCCTACAATGTAAGGCATCGCCGTGGCATTTGACTGGCTTGCAGCTTCTACAATGGCAATCCCTGATAGTTGGTTGTCATTAATGCCAAGGCTTGCATCGTAAGAGCCTAGGACATTTTGGATAAGCTGATCTGCGCCTATAAAGGCCTTTTCTATTTCAGGTGGAGCGGGAGTGCGCTGGATTTCACGAATTGGGTTTGCGATTGGCATTTCAGGGTTTGATTCATGAACACTGTTATAGACGAGCACAGATTCTTTCTGGGTGTCTTTATACGCTTCCAGGAACTGCTCTTCTTTTGGTAAGGCTTCTTTTGCCACCATAAATTTATGCTGTACGGTGTTTTCTATCTCGTTTGCAAGAGAAATACCAGCATAGTTTTTAAGCCGTTGAGCACCCTTGGCGTGATATACATAAGGCCTTGTTACTTGCCTAATGTTGCCGTTCTTAGGCGTCTTAATCATTAGGGAATTACCATCTACAAAGACCAAGGGTAGAAAAGAAAAGTCTGTTTCCTCATGCTCTATGACCTGGTTTTCAATCAGCCTATAACGGGAAATGCTATCAAGCATGGTCTTTCTGGGCTTGCCAATTGTCGTTGGTGGCACTGTAATGTCGTTCCATTCATCAACAAGCTTTCGATATTTCCTTGTGGTCATAACACCACGCCCGCGCACTTCTACAATCATTTCTTCACGACGGGTTTTTTCGTAATAATCTGCAACGACTATGATTTGGGAATTGTCGTTTTTATATGACCAATTAAAGCCTGCAAAATCACGCCTAAAGTTAAGCGTATTGATGGCAATATCAGGGTATTCCTCTAAAAATTCTTCTTTGTCTTTAGGGAACAACTGGAAGCAGAACTTGCCGTCACCCTTATGGCTAAAGCGGGCTAGCTTGTCAAAGCCTGTAAGCGTAGGTTCACAGCGTTCTATCTTGATTTCCTGTTTCATGGACATTTGGTGTTCATAATCAGTGAATACCTTTAATGTGCTGAAACCACCAGAGAGCAAATCCTTATAGACCTCATAGCGGGTGTGTTCGTTGTTGTCGTCCATAAACACATGCTTTAGGTGCTGCTCTACGATTTTTATAGTGACAGGATCTACTTTTTCTTCATCTGAGGAATTTACTTTAATGTCTGGCTCTTGCTTGGAAAACTCGCCGAGTAGTCGGCTAATATATGCCTCCAGAATGTTGAATTCTAGCTGAGGCCTATTCATGGTTTCGAGTAACGTTATTTCATCAGGCGTGAGGCATGATTGAAACACAAAGCGCCTGAAATCGTTATATGTGTCGTAGTTTTCTTTGAAGTAATCATGGGCATTTCGTACAGATTTTTTAATTCGCGCCAAATCATCTTGATAGCGTTGTGCTACTTCCTTCATTATTGTAGCTCCTTGAATCAGAGAAATCCTTTCTCTGTTAATGCCTAATTGTATAACATTTAGTTTCTAGCGTGTATATGCGTTAGATTAGAGCGTTTCTAACTTTTGATAAACATCATACATGGTAGAAGAAAAACCAGGTATTTTTTCATTTATCTTTTTTAAAATTCCATCAGGACTTTTTTCTATTTGGATATCTTGTAACAATCTATATTGTTCTAAAACTACTGTACGTAAATTATTGACTTCATGGGAAAGGTTCGTCATTGGATTTCCAAGGATTTTATCTAAAAAATCAGACAACATAATAATGGTCTTTTCCATTGAGTTTATTTTTTCATTTATGCTTTTTAATGCATCAATTATTGGAAGTTCATTGGTTTTTTTGAATGAATTTAAGTGTCTAGCAATTTTTTCACGCGACTTTTTCCCAAGATTAGCAATGCGAATCAAATCCAAATCATCTAAATCAATTAATTTTTCTACTGAATCTATACCTTCAACTAATAAAATGTTGTTTATCCTAGTTGGCAATCCTAAATCCAAAATAGATGTAAAGTTTTCTATCATTATTCTATCTCATATATGCGCTAGATTTGAGCCTGTCAACCTTTCTGCTCTTTGACATTATGGTCTTTGCCATGCCTGAATAATCTACTTGGTTAATATGGGCTGAGATAATATTGCCTTCGATAAGGGCAATATTTACGCCGTCTGCTGCTGTGTCAGCGATATCATCCCAGCGGTGGGTTTCGTTTGCAGTAATCTTTGACATATGGTCAATGCACAATTTAACATGTTTTCCGAACATTGGAAAAGATATGCGCCTTTCTGCGGCATAAGGTTGCATATCTAGGAATCGTTTTGTCTTGCTTCCTTGCGCACGTGTCCTGGGAATATCTATGACCTTGATAGTGCGTATTTCATCTAGAAGGCTTATTAAAGTACCACCTGTGGATTTCTTTTCAATGTGTACTGATTGTGGTGGCTTTTTGTAGCGCATACATTGTTGCCAAAAGTCGAGAAAGGTGGGCTTTAGGTCTTTTGGTTCTATGCGACATTCAAGCGTGTCAATCCAGTGCAAGCCGTATTGGCCTGTTTTGATGCCGAACGATTCTATTTCGTAGATGCCAAAGAAGCTAAACGCCGTAGCATCGTTATAGTCTTTTGCCGTTTCTGCAGTATCACAGACGATAAAGCTATAAAGAACGTCTGGCTCGTCCTCTAGCATTACAAACCATTCTGGCTTAAAGAGTGCGCCGCCTGCAGGTATTGGGTTTTGCTGATATTGTGAGGCGAAAACGTACGGGTCACGTTCTTGCTTTATTAGGAGCGATTCTTTTGTGTTGACCTCAGGATATAAGGCATTGCCAGCATCATCTAAGCTTTTTAATATAACCTCACGCCATTTATAACCATCTTGTCCAGATAATAGGTATGCTGCAAGGTCATCCTCATGTAATCGTTGACCAACAAAAATAAACGGCGTGTTGATGCCACGTCCTCTTTGCTGGATTGTTTCGCGATAGTTGTCGATAACAGACAACCTAATTGTGTCGCTATGAACTTCGTCTGGTTTATGTGCGTCGTCGATAATAAGAGCGCCTGAAAATCTGTCAAGTCCGGGCAATCCTGCATCTTGTCCAGTGACTGCCCCACTCGTACCAAAAGCCGCAACAGCACCACCATCTGTTGTTTGAAAATACTCTCGGGCTTTGCTGTCATGTCGTATATTTACCTCAAATAGGAACTTGTAATGTGCAAGTTGCATAATGCGCTTGATTGTTTCTGTGTGCTTTGCTGCGAGTACTTTGGAATAAGATAAATAAAGGTAACGGGAATCACTGTATTTGGCTAGTGTCCATGCCACAAACATGGCCAGTAACGTTGATTTCCCTGAACCCGGGCTTACGTTTATCATTAGCCTATTGTCTGGGATTTCAAGACGTGCAGCACTTGTGAGTTCTCTACAGATTGTTATGTGGTGGGATTCCCGTCCTATGGGTTTAGATACTATGAATGTACGGCCTGTAAGCAATGGATAAAAGAACTGTGTGAAGTCTAAAAGGCTTCCTCTTAGCTCTGATGCAAGTTCGTCCCTGTCTTGCGTGATGATCATTATACTTTCACATCTTTCATGAGCTTTAAATCAAGGTTAATAAATGCATCGTCCAATGTACATCTAACCCTATCAATAAATTCCTTTTCCTGATTTATGTCAGTAAGAAATTCATTAAAAGTATAGGTTACCTTAGCTCGCATTGGTGTCATAACTTTGATTTCTAAGAAAACATCCATTGTAACTTCCTTTTAAAAAAGCGCGGGCATAACCGTTGCTCAACTCCTTGTACCTTGGGTACATGAGATATTGGCGAATGTGTAGGCTTTGCACCTACATCTCCCTTTCGAGCGCATTATTATTTATGCTAACAATCTCATATCATACTTGCTGCCAGAATAACAACAACCTGTCCATCGACAGGATGATACATTAAACAAGCCCAGACATGACGTTTTTTGTTTCCAAAGCGAGGAACGCCTTAGCGATCCCGGATACTCCTTCTACATCATGGTAGACGAGCTTTCCCATTATAGATTTCTGGAATCAATTTATAAAGTATTTTTACAATCTGTAATTGCTGAACTTCACTTGAAAACGGGTACATTTCTTTTACTACTTTCTTGCCCTCTTTTTCAAAGGCTTTTTTGGTAAATTCATTCATGAGCTATTCTCATGCAATCCCGACAAAGAACATGGGCGACAATATGATCCTGATAGTGGTCTATCATAAATTGGATTTTATCAATAAGCGGCTTATGGCAATCGAATGTCCAAGATGCACCGAATTCTGTATAAGCTTCTGCCCAGTTTATAATATCTTCGAGTTCTTCTTTGGTAAAATCATTCATGGCAGTGTCTCGAACAATATTGCTATATCTTTTGGTGGTTGCCAAATATGTAAGCAATGTTCATAGGCATTAACATACTGGGACTTTTTAGGGTGTATTTGTATACATAGTTCCTCAGGGTCAAAGAAGAGGTTTTTAATGAAACACATTTCATCCCAAGTTGGCGTGCGCTTGTCCAATGATACCGATACATGGTTCCATCCATTATCACATGAGGCAATTACAGCAATTCGGGCTTTGGTTGCTGGGTGCTGGATCATGTAAGGAGTACCATAAGGAATGGGTCTATTGCTCTTAAACTGTATTGGGTCTTTCATCTGCGGGAATTCACTATGTATGAGGCAAACCACCCTAAAGATAAGCTTTGGATCATGCCTTCAGTAAACGTATAATGCATATGCCTCATTAGGATAAAATTAACGCCATATATGGCCATTAAATCTAATACGTTTCTTAAAAAGTCTATAGAGAAAACAACCCTAGTTATGCGCTTCAATAAAGTGGGATTAAGAAATTTCTTCTCATAACACTTATAACAGCCTGCAATGGCTGGAATATACTTGCTGCCACAATGCGGGCAAGCTATGATCTCCTGAGATATGACTACTTGTTCTTTAAGCATTCTATGGCCTCCGCATATTTAAATTGTGCGTTCCGACATGCTGTTTCTGCCTCGATGTCGTTTAGTACTTTACGTAATTGTGAAATGCAAACTATCGGATTGGTTATATTTTCCTTGTGGCAGTCTATGGCTATTAAATTAAGGGCTTCGTGAACTTGTGTGCTGTCAATCATCATTTTTTGCCACCTGAATATATTAAACTTAAGGGTTTAATTAACTTCCCATCGTTTCTAAGTTGCTCGACGCGTTCTTGGAACATAAAATGTCGCCTCCAAAGGTCAAAAGTACTCATACGTATTTTTTTCTGGGTTGTAAATTCACGTATGGTCAAATCCCCGTCGACAAATTCATCATAGTATAGCTTGTATTTTTTTTGGATTGCAGGGCTCAAATGGGGCGGTCTATATAAACGAATCTGGTTCCAAAACTTTCTTTCTGGTAGCTCAAAATGTTCTCTAAAATATTGGGGCTTGATGTCCATGTCTTCAAATTCTTTAAATAAATAATACCAATAACAAATATCTTTATCTCTACCATATTTTATGGACATTTCATTCATTGTATTCTTGTTCCTGTACAGCCTTTGCTAGTTCTACGTCTAAGGCAATAGAATTAGGCGATAATAGGCCTTCATCCATTTCCCTTACCAAGTGTACCAACAACATATAAGCGCGTTGTATGGCCTTTGGGTTGTTAGCTCTTACGCTCTTTTCTATGTTGTCTAAAAACCTATGAACGTTCTTAAGTTCCTTTAATACGCCTTTGCGCATCTTCATAAGCTCTAACATAACTATCCATAAAAGGGTGACAAGTGTAGGCATTTCATCCTAGAGGGAGTTTCACACCGCAACTCATGCCCAGGTCTCGGACTCCCTAAAATATGGCTCAGGGCTTAAAAGTACTATTTACACCTTTAAATACGATTAGTCGCACTTGTCATAATAGGGGGCAATGGATGGAATCGAACCACCGACTACCAGCTCAGCTTTACCTGATCGCCGCCCTCTAACCAGCTGAGGTACATTGCCCATAGTGCGGGGCTTTCAACCCGCCTCGATCCCTAATACTCGCGACCTTCGAGGGTACACATAGGCCATGCCTAATCCTTGTGGTAGGTGTACCATCACCTTTCAGCCATTAACGTACGCTGGCTGAATATAGCTCCCAGGGATGGATTCGAACCGCCGACAACTAATCTCGCTACTACTACGCTACCTGGGAATATATCTATTTTAATCATTTATTATGGCTATTAATCCTAATATTAGAGCTATAAATCCAAAGAACATTATCGGAACTAGAATTATAGCCGCTGGCAACCATAATGGTGCTGTCACAAACCACCATGACCAATCAATATAATGTGTAAGTTTCAAAGTCATAAATATTAAAAATAACACAGTTCCAAATCCCATTCCAGTCCTTTGCATTAATGTCCTTGTTTTGCTTCTTCAAATTTTCGTATTGTTCCTTCTATTATTGCTATAACCTCTCTAATTTCTTCAATAGCGGCTTTCAATGCCATGCTTCCTGAGTATTGCTTGTTATTTTTTACTTCTTCAAACAATCGTTTTCCAATATGTTGGCCTATTTGGGTCATTACTTGGCATATGATGCTTTCCATAGGACAATCTTCATCAAACCCAATTATAAAGTTTTTTAGAAAGCTTACATTGTCATCAGAAAAGCTTTTGCTAATCATTTTTGAAATGACGGACTGTTCATGGTGTGTGAGCTTTTTAAATGCCTCTTTGACGGTTTGATGGTCTTCGTTTACAAATTTAAAATCTTTCATTTAATTCCTTACTTATCTGGTGGAGCAAGTTGGAGTCGAACCAACACGGGCTAGCCGACCTCTGGGTTACAGCCAGGTACCCTTCCTATTGGGTGTTTGCTCCAAAGTTTATAACAGTATTACCACAATATATTTCCCGCAGCGCCTGCACTCTTTAGCGCCACCCTTGGTTATCTGATTCCCGTCTTCTCCCTTGCAGTGGATAGGACATATTTTGTTGTCACCAAAATCATGTCCCCAGAGCTTGCATATCAGCCATTTAAGCATTATTGATGTTCCTAGGAACTAAGTCCGCTTTGATATCTAAAGGCATTAACTCAGGCTCTCCACAGAAATACGAATAATACACGGGCTTACTTGGGTATCTATCAAGGAATGCCTTTTGTTCAGGCTTCATCTTGCGGCCACATTCATTTGTACAGTTAGGCGAGCCACAGAAAGTCATGTCTACGCTCATTTTATTTCCTGGTCTTGTTGCGCAATGATGTCGTCATAAAGTTGTTTTCTAAAGTCATTGGTGTAGCAGAAAATCAAACCTCTATCACTAATCCTTAAGCTGTCTTCTAAGACGCGTAATAATAATAACAATTGCACTCCAGAGACTTTCATACGTCCATAGTCTTTACAAAGAACATTTGGGGCTCCAGTGTCATCCGCTGTAACTATCATCTGCAAGCCTCCCATATGCCATCAGGGTTTTTATGTGCTGCTATCAACATGTCTGATATAAATTCAAAGAAGCTTTTATAGCTGCCCCAGCCATTAGGTGGGTTTAAGGCCTCAAAGACCTCAGGATTGGCGAGCAACATGTCTACAGCATGCTTTAGGATATAATAGGACTCTTTGCCAGTCATGCCATCAATAGGCACCATTTTCTCGTCATCAGGATATATTTTGAACCACATGTCCGAGCAATTGTATGTACAGTTAAAACTTAATACCTCTGGAGCATGACCGCAGGATTTGCAGCGTCCAAGGCATAATGTTAGGTCTAATGACATAATTGCCTCAGGAACAGTTCAAGGGAAGGCACGACACGCCATCACAGCCATGATCACCATTGCAAATCCGACATACAGGCTTCCATTCTCTTTTGTAGGCCTTTGAAACCTGCGGTGGTCTTTGGACTTTTGATTCTGGGTAATAAAGTTCATTCAATCTTGCACATAAGTATTCGTGCAAATTATGCAAAGATTGTTTAGTATTTAATGAAGTATCAAAATTAGAGATTATTTCTCCTAAGCCGCCAAATGTTGTCCCTAAAGTAAATGTCATTTGCTCGCAGCGCTCTAAGAGGCGCTCATTCTCGCTCGTCATTTTTGCCTCCTTCATAATGCTTTTCATATAAAGAAACTATTGCTTCACGTACTAATAATGCTTCGTCAGGCGCTTTAAACTCCTCAGATATGTTTTCAAAGGACAGATATTTCATAAAATGCCTGATACATTCGAACAGTTCTTGCTTTTGCTCACGTCTTACTGCTTCGGGCTTTAGGTTGTGTATTGTTGCTTCAACTTTTATGTCGTTTTCCATCATAGTCCTTAAATTAGTTCGTCAACGTCTGTTTCTAGAGCCATACCTAAGTCTAGGAGAGCTTGTTTGTAGCCCATATTATGCCCGCATGAAAAACTATCGGGCTGTTCTTTAACAAGCCTCGGTAGGTGCAATGCAATACGCCCGAGCTTAAAGTCTATCCAGTCTTGTAGCTCGTCAAAGTTACGCAACGTCTTTTGCATTGCCTTCCCCATCATTTAGTGCAAGTGTACTATCACTATTATGTGCATTTAGTGCGGTTTCATCTATTTTTGTGCCTGGTTCGTCATGGACTGCGAGAACATGGCAAACGCAACCATTAGGCATATGAACAGTCCTTAGGAATTGTAGGCAATCAGGGTTGTCTATTTCCCATCCTGTGCCAATGGTGATTATTTTGCGCTTAATTAAAGGGGAAGTGATGTTTACTACTGCCCACATATAGATTTTATTGTCTTGGTGATTAATATCGCAGATATGGCATTTTTCTGGTAGTTCTACTTCGAGTGCTTCTCCGAGGCCTGGCATTAAATATTTATATATGTACCACATAGTAAAGTCCTTATATTATGTTAATCATTAAAACCAATCTTCTTTGTCTAAGTAATGCAGGAATTCTTTAGGCAAGCGTACATTATGTAAAGTTGTTGCAAGCCTAAACATTGGGGCTATGTTCTGTGGTTCATATCCAGCAAGCCCACATCCTATAGGGGTCACATTAAATATCAAGTCGGGACATCCTTTAGCAAAGGCCAGGAATTTTGCCACATAACAGTTTATTGCAATCAATGGCAAAGTTACCCAAGGGGTTGCCTTTGTTGGTATTGCATAAGAATTCCCTTGTAGGCCTTCCCCTATTCCCATGACTGCACCATGGTTCTTTAACGCTTCAAGAGCCGCGCCTTTTTTGTGGATGCCTTCAAAGTTGCTACCAAATACGAATATGTCACTCATGCCCAGTTTTCCAATAATAGAAGGTTATTATGTGTAGGCACAGGTTCAAATCCTGATAAAAGTACTTCAAGGTCTGAAGCCGTAATCTTTTCAACAGCGTTAAACATTTCTTGTATCTTGAACCGACACTTATCAAGGCGCTTGTAGTAAAGCACAAAGCCATTGTTGTCCCAAAATAGGCATTTAATTTTGTCTCTGGTTGTGTTAAAGAACACATAGATTGAGCCATCATGTAAATGCATGCGCTTCTCATGTTGTATGAACTGTGAAAGCCCATCAATAGACATACGAAAGTCTACGGGCTTTGATGCGATAAAGATTTGTCGGTTTTCATAAGGGATAAGCATTAATTTATAGTCCTTCTAGAAATTCAAATATTTTGATAAGTTTTTCATGCCCAATGCCATGGCTAACAAAGACGCGAACGCCTGCGGTTATCAGTTCTATTTCCTTGGGGGATTGATCAATAGAAGCTGGCTCTAGGATTGGTTTAAAAGGCGTGGCAAAGGTAGGAACTTGATGGAATGACAATGGTTCATCCTCTTGTACGATTTCTTTTATTTCAATAATATCGAGTGGTAATCCAGTAGGCCTATTTGCTACCAACTTATCCAAGCGTTCCCGATAGGTTAAATGCATATCAGCAGCAGATAGCTTTCCTGCAGGATAATTATTCAGTTTGCAAAACTCACGCTTTTCCAGTCCAGATTCACGATAAGAGTTTGCTATTTCTATTTCCCGTATATGTGCTTCTGGGTTAGATTCTTCTTTAAAAAAGAACCTAAAATGAAACCACTGGTATCTAGTAGGGTCAACGCCTTTGCGCCTACAAAATGCGGCTGTTCCCTTGTTTCTGAGGTTTTTGCTTCGGCGTGTTATGGCTCGGCATTCCATGATTAAATCATACCAGCGCAACAATTCAGCATCTGAATATTCTTTGGTAGTTGTACGAATCTTTGTCATTTGATTTTAGACACTGATAAGGTGAACTTGTAAATGCCTTCATGCGATATGATGTCCTGGCATTCTCTTATTAATTCACGTAGAACTGGAAGCAAATAAAATTGTTGATCATCTTTAAATTTGTCCAAAGTTTCTTGTTTTACCGCAACTCCACTATGAAAAACACCTAATTCTAATTCAACACTCATAAATTAATAATCCTTTTTGTTTTTTTCGTCTAGCTTGTTCTTGCGTTCAATAGAATCTTGTAATAGCTCAGGATTGGAAATAATAGTTTCTGTTTTGTCAGCAAAGCGCTTAGGTGCAAGCTTTGATGCTTGCCATTTAATGGCATCCATTTTTACTCGAAGCATAGGGACATCTGTTCTTTGAAAACCAGTATCAGGATCGACATATTTATGTGGCTCATTAGCAAGAGCTAGCATGTAATCTACTTGGACTTCAGCCTGTTGCTCTTTGGCGCTCATGTATTTGTCACGAAAGCCTGGATATTTTCTCATCCAAATGAATATATTTGCTCTTTCTGGCCAATGAGGGTTTGCAGCACAAAGATGCTCTAAACCTTCATTAGAAGAAGCAATAGCATTACAAATCTCTTCAGCCAATTCCTCAGTATAAAGAGAAGGCCTGCCAGTAGGCTTGGGGTTTGGATTTCGAATGCGCTTCTTAGCAACCATTGGAGCCTCACTTCTTTTGATATTCATTATCAAATATCTTAACAGCTTCATCCCGTGAAATCAGGGGGTTCAATTCCATAATGTCTTGGATGGCTTTTTTATAGCTCTGAGAACGCCTATCTAGTGTTGCAATACTAGGTGGTGCTTCGAAGTCCGGTTTTGCTTCTAAGAGCCTTCCTTGTTCGTCACAATTGTAGCAAGTCATCATGACCATACCGTTGCCCATAAACTTTTTACTGCCACCGCATCTATAACAAACGTTCATCCGTGAATCCTTATAAAACTATTAATGAATCCTATCATAGCATAAGGCCTTAAACAACACATAAAGAAAGATTGAAATATTTTTAATAATATGTGCTGACATTGCATATCGGATGATACATAATGCACTCTTCAAGCAAAAATATAACTTATCAGTGAGGAACAAAAATGCAACTAGAACATTCCAAAATAAACCAATTGCGAGCTCTTATTGAATGGGCTCGTATCACTCTAAACAAGGCCGCAAACTTAGACGTTAGTTTCTGGTCTCATGCCCATAATGATGGACAAACTATTGAATACCGCATCTGGATTGATTCAGTATTTCATAAGGCATCAAAAGACCTGGATTACCTGGTGTACTTGATTCCATCAATAAAGGACTTTTGTTTACAAAACTGTGATAAGGAAATTGCATCATGAGCACTTCAAGGGGATCTATGGATGGTTGGTATGAAGATGACCTGGAATGCCAGGGACATTGTGGAACCTGTGACGAGTGTGACAACGCTTGGTACGCGGCAGGTGATGATTTTGAAGACGACGACAATTAACCAAGAGGAACCAATAATGAACCATAATTACAGAATATTTATGCTCCTAGGCTATATCAAGGCAAAGATAGGTGATCTGTCCCAGCGCTCACAAAGCTACGGAAATGCTGCCAGTGTTGCCATAACAGAATTTGAGGCATACTTTGACAAGGAAGTTGATAGGATTTTTAGGGATTTACAAGACTACGAATAACGGAATAGGAGCTATATATGGACTTTATCAACGAAGTGATGCCAGTCCTTTGGCATGTGTTGTCCAAGCATAAGAAAGGCGCTATTAACGTTTCTACAGTAGATGAAAACTTGACGGTCAATATCTTGCTGGGAAGGAAACGAAAGAGCTTTACTAATAACAATCCTAACTTGTTGCTTGGCGATATTACACAATTTGCGAGCACTATGTAAATGTTATTCTGTGGGTGTGGTGACTAAATCACGCATGCCCGCAGCTTTCCAAAGCTTAATGTGCAATTCTAGCACTTCAACAGTCAACAGGCCTTTACGCATATCGTTCTTATCATCTTCAGACATTAACCTGGTTGTTATCAGTGACGGTGGGTCAATGCCTAGCTTCCTTGCCAGCATTCTAATTAAATCTTTACAGGCTTTATCAGTCCTGGTTTTTGGCATATTGTACGTACCTTTTGGGTTTGTCCTTTTCCCGTTCTAGGTATTGGAAGCTTTTGTCATCATACCAAAGCCCAAATTTACCTTCCCAAAATCCATTTCGTTGCTTATCACATCTCCAAAGAGCATCAGGCAAATTTAGAAATTCCTGTTCCTTTTCGCTTAAAATATCTCCTCTGGATGACTTTTCTTTTAGCTCTTCTTTCTTTTTGTTCCGCCATAATGAAAAAACATTGTCGGCAGCATCGGTAATTGCGCCCGATCCTTTGACATCCATTTTACCAGGTGAGCCATGTTCGTCAGCGCCTTTTCTGGGATGTACGATTAAATGCACTTGGCAATAATTCTGGTTTTTAAAATCACACAATTCTTGGATTACTTCGTCTTGAATCTTGAAATCATCCGCATGTACTCCTTTCAACATCATGAACGAATCGATTACAAAAACATCAATGTCATACCTTCTTTTGGCATATAAAAACACTTCCATCATTCGTTTAATGTCAATTTTTCCTAGCACATTTATGTACCATAATTTACCAGAAAACCATTCCCCTATGGCATCGATATAATCATTGCTGGGATCGGTCATGGCGGCACATTGCTTTGTCATTCTGCCTAAGAATATTTCAGGCCGCATTTCAAGGCTGGCAAGACAAACCTTGGCTCCTTGGTTAATCATGTCGATTAAAAGATGGCCTACAAATTGGCTTTTACCATGGCCATTGATTCCAGTCCAAATTGAAAGCTCATGAGGCCTAAAAAGAATGCTTTCGTGGGTCTTTTTCCAGGGAGCATGATAAGCATCAACCTTGCCATCACGTGGGTTGATCCAGTCCTTTATTTTCTCTTTTGCAAAACTGTAATTACATAGCTCTTGTGGATCAAAACTTTTGGCTTGTGAAAATATCCACGTCATGTCTGAAGCAGTAAGCCCGTTAGTCAAACATTCGTTAGCATCTTTCATGGGCAGTTCTACAAGCCTACACCTGTGAACCCCAAGACGCTCAAGAATTGCTGCAGCAGCTTTTTGTCCTTCATCATCCATGTCCATACAGATAAATATTTCGTCAAATTGTAATAATCTGTCATATTCATGTTCTAACCATTGTTGCTTTTTGCCTGAGCCTCCGCCAAAGGGAACAGACAGGGCATAAATCCCGTACTGGTACAGGGACATTGCATCTATTTCGCCTTCACATATCGCAACCTTTCTGAGACTTGAAGGGATAGTTTGCCAACCAAACAAACAGGGTTCACAGCCCTTCTCAGTGTGGATTTTCTTTCTGCCATCAGGCCTTTCTAGCTTCAGGTATTTGGCCGCCACAATCTCGGTGCCAACGTAATAGGGGAAAACAATATCGCCTTCACGCGCTTGGAGTTTAAACGCCTGGATGGTATCGAAACTTAGCCCACGATTTTGTAGGTATTCAAACACAGGTTTTTTGTACTGTAATGGCTCATAATTATCTTGTTTTGGTACGACGTAATTAGAAGGCCTGCAAGAGCTTAAAGTTGCCTGGGTAATACCGAGGTAGCGGGTACATTCTTTTAAGGCCTCTATGAGGGTAATTTGGCGGTTTAAGACCCATAAATCTATCAGATCCCCACCCTCCCCAGTAGCGAAGTCACACCAAACACCGGATTTATCACCCTTAAGGTGAACTTTTAGGGACTCGCCAGCACTTCCACTAACATTGCCAGCACACCATTCGTTTCCCATACGCTTCCCATTAGGCAGTAAATACTGCGCAACATCCAAAGCTTTCTTTGCCAGCAGTATCGAAATTTCTTTAGCTGTTAACATCTATCTAACTCCAAACAAAGTTTAGAGGATCCTTCTCGTCAATTCTTCCTTGGGGTTTTTTAAAGTACTCTAGCTCTAAAGAACGCCAGCCTTTTTCAACCATTATTGCAAATGCTTCATGAGGTGAAACTTTTAGAAGATCTCGAATCTTTGTTAAAGCGTTGTTTACTCGGGTAATGCATGTCTTTGTTACGGGGTTCTTTTTAGCTTTACGTTTTCTTATCCAGTCTTCAGCTAATTGCTCAGGTATTTCATGAGGATTATTTTGCATGACTATTGCAAGCTGTTCAGGATCGACAGCTTTTTTAGATATTAATGTCTTTTTATTAATATCTTTTTTATTTGTTGGTTTATTAGTTGGTATAGGTCTCCCGATTTCGGGAGCACCATCTCCCGATTTCGGGATATCAGTAATAATGCTGTCTATAGCGTTTTCAGGCATTGAAAGCTCAGGATAATAGCGGAGTCCTTTTTCTGTTAAAGCATACCAACAAGTTTGGTCGTATTTATGTTTATTGTAGTTCCCTTTTTGTACAAGTCCTGCTTTGACGCATTTATCTATAACACGTTCAATTTGTTTTTTGCTCCAATAAGGAAAGTATTTTTTGAATGCTTCGTGGCTGTTATAAGTCCAGAAAAACCCATCATGGAAGTGGCGTTTGTTGGCTAGATTGTTAAATGTCCACTGTGCAACGTATTGAACAAAGACGGAAACTTCTAAACTATAATCAGTAGCAACAGATATGTTTGCAGTTAATGTATTCAACATGATATAATCCCTTTGTGCTAGCAGTTTTCAGGATGTAAAAAAACCGCTGTACCCGCAGACTCTAGGCCAATGCCGTGGGTTTTTGTGTTTGTACTGATTTGAAAACGTATCTTGGCGGAAGGTTTCAAATCGCTCTTAGTAAGAAGTCTGTAAAGGCTGGGATGCCTTAAACTTCCTTTAAGTCCTAATAATAGTACTCCTAATTCGACTGAATTGGGAATAGAAAATTATAAATTCTGATCACCGTTATTCAAAATATACTCAACTGATTCAACAATTTGCGTACTAATAGTTTCTATAAGCTCTTGGGTCAAGAGCTTTCCTGCGTGACAACAAACATTGGATCTTATAAGCGTGCCAAAGCGCTCCTTTGTTAAAAGCCTGTCTGAAGTAGTGCAGATAATTAGTTGTGGTTCTACTGGCATGATAAAGTCCCTATTAATGTGATACGTCTTTGCTGGCACGGCTAGCCTCTAAGGCCATCCATAAGTTCAAGCTTATACGGGAAACCTCTTCTAAGCATGTATTAATTACATTAAGCCTGTTTTCGCTTGATATGTCGGTTCTAACGACGCCCTGTAATAGATTCACCAAGACATTGGTGGTTATCATACAGATCATCTCAAGGTTTGTTATCTTGCCAGGTTTAACACCTACCTCATTATAAAAGGCGCCAATCTTTTCTGAGATACTGCCTAGGATTTCGTACATTAATAATTCAATGCGCGTTTCTGGTTTCTGCCCTATGGTTATGTAAGTATCTGTCATACATGTCCTTATGTAAGTACTTTACAGTGAATATAACTCTGGCCTGACGCCTGTAGATACAGCATGAGCGGCCAGACAATAAAAACATACCACCCTAAACGCCTCCGGGTCTTTGCTTTCCATTAAGCGCTTCTTTTCGCTTACCCACATAGGCTTATCGCACTCGGGGCAATTACGTATAATGCAGGGGGTCTGGTCTTTGGGTTGGTGTAAAGGCATAGCATCAAGAGGAATACAGCCAATATAGAAGTGTTTATTAAAGTCTATTGGCATGTTTTATTGCCCGGAGTAGCTATTCTAATTGACTCAGAGTCTAGGAGCATTTGCATAATACTGCGTTCTGATATCATGGAAAGTTGCATATTATGTACACATTTTTGCAGCCTACCATAAGCAAATATCATAGCTAAATTAGTTATAGATAATAGGAACAGAGGACCCGCAACATAAGCACCGTTGATATCTACTATCATGCTGGCTCCCCACTAAGATTCCACGATTGTAATTGGTCTATAATGCTAAAACATTCAGATTCCATATATTTAAAAGTCTTATGCTTAACGTCTTTATAGTGGCCTATTTCTGTTATCCATTCTTCCCTACGCTTGGCCTCTTCGCTATCATTAAAATATTTTACTGCAAGCTCAGGGTCTGGAAGGTCATTACAATGGGCTGCATCAAAGCCCAGCCAAAAGTCATCACAAGGCGTTGGAAGTAAATCTTTAGCAGCATGCCCATTGTCATAAAATGTAACACCACCGTGACATGAAATATCATCCGGCAGGAAAAAAGTATCACCTGGATCACGCTTTTCGATTGCCTTTAAATGCTCCTCAGGCTTTAAGGCCACATAGCCGCATCTATGACCAGCACTGGTGAACACTATTAGATACTCATGATCTTTGTAGACCCCACCACCTTCTATGACAATACTGTCATGTACAGGCAAGAATTCCTTATCGCCCTTTAAGGCCATTAACTGTGTAATACAAGACACTTCCGACTCCTATATAAACATTAGCCCTACAGAGCATACAAAAAACAATATGTCTATGTAGCTAAAATCTTTGTTAAATACCACCCGTTGCAGTAAAAACACACCACAAACCATTCCTAATATATGCTGCAGATACATACTATTTGCCCATAAAATACATACAAACTATCATGACCACTGCGGCCACTATAAAAACACCATAAGTTATCACCATGTCCATATGTGTTCCTTATTATTGTCTTTCTGGCCGCTCTGCTACGAGCTTACCATCTGTTAGTATTTCCAAGACACATTGCTTTTCAAAGGGTATTTTTCCTGCCTTTTTCCAGCGCTCTACCGTTTGTCTCCCAACATGCAATGCTCGTGCTACATTGGTCATCTTATAATTATAATAAATCATGATGTCACTAAATTTCATATTTCATACCTTTTATGATTTACGTATTGACAAATGATATTCAATATAGCATTATATGTCAAGCGGCAGGATGTTGCGGGAGAAAAAAATGTATATGGAAATTCTTATTAAGCACTATAACTACTTATCAGCGAGGAACATACTATGATTACAGAACAACAACGCGCAGAGCGATTACTAGGCATTGGCGGCTCAGACATGGCGGTCATTTTAGGCCTGTCTACTTACAAAACACCTTACCAATTGTACTTAGAGAAAGTCGGCGAAGCCACACCCACTGAAGAGGAATCGCAGTACCAATACTGGGGAAACCAATTAGAAGGCATAGTACGTGACGAGTTTGCAAAACGCAACAATGTTACAATTACAACACCTGAGACTTTGGTACACCCAGAGCATGATTTCCTCAGAGGCAATGTTGACGGTTTTATCCCAGAACTAAACGCAGTCTTAGAAGTCAAATGTTCTAGCCAATTTATGTCCAATGTATGGGGTGAATCTGGTAGCGACGAAATCCCAATGCAGTATCTGGTACAGGTGGCTTTCTATTGCATGCTTACAAACGCTGATTGCGCACACATTGCAGTCCTGATTGGCGGCAATGACTACCGTGAATATAAGTACATCCGTGATAAAGCCCTAGAAGACACCATCATAAAAACAGCCAAGAGGTTTTGGAACTGTGTGGTCACTAAAACACCGCCAGCGCCTATTAATCAGGTTGATCTACGCCTTATGTACCCACAACACGATCCTGAGAAAACCATACCCGTAACTGAGGAAATCAAAGCAGAATTGCAGGTATTGGCTGCTACCAAGGCCAAGATTAAGGAATTCTCAGATGCTGAAGACAAACATAAGTTTAACATTATGCGCTTTATGCAAGATGCTGAATGCTTGGCAGATGCACAAGGCCGTGCTTTAGTGTCTTGGAAGGCCAACAAACGTGGATCTAGGACTTTCTTAGTGAAGGGGATGCAATAATGAACAATACAGCCTTAGCAATAAACCACACAATAGACATGTGGAACAATGCGGAGAAACTTAAAGAAATCCGCACAATAGTATGCCCAACGCCACTTACAGACGTTGAATTTTCGTGCCTAGTTGAGCTAGGCCGTGCCACCCAGTTAAACCCGTTTATGCGGGAAATCTGGGCTGTAAAATACAAGCAAGGTGTGGCCGCTAGCATATTTATAGGCCGTGATGGCTATAGGAAGGCCGCACAGCGTGACAGGGACTATGATTACCACCAGGTCAATGCGGTGTACTCCAAGGATGAATTCAAGGTCTGTAATGATGAAATTATCCATAGCTATGGCTTTTCAAACAGAGGCGATCTTGTAGGTGCTTACTGTATCGTAAAGCGCAAAAGCTCTGAGAGATATACTTATACCCTAGTCACCATGGATGAATACAATCTACAACAAGGCCTCTGGAAGTCAAAGCCTGAGACTATGATTAAGAAGGTGGCCGAAGCCCAGGCTTTAAGACAGGCATTCCAAGACTTGCTGGCAGGTACTTATTCAGACGCAGAATTGCCTCAGGAGAAGCCAATATTGCAAATCGTAAATGCACCTAAAGGGAACACACAGACAGAAAGGCTTAAAAACCTATTAAACTGTGATTATAGCGACGAACTTGTGGACTGCAGGCTACTTGCAAGACAAAGCACAATAGACACTATCTTGGAGCTCTTAGAGGATGTTATGTTGAATGAAGACCGTTTTAATAAGGCGTTAGCAAACTATGGTGTTACATGTTTAGAAGAATTATTAGAAGAGCAGGCAGAAGATTTTATAACAAACTTAAGGAAAATTTATGATAAACAAAGCAACGCTGGTGGGCAGAGTGGGCAAGGTTGATTCCAAGCCCCTAAAGAACGGTAGTAGTATGACCTCAATATCACTGGCTACCAGCCGTAAATACAAAGACGCTGCAGGCGTAAAGCAGGAAATTACCACCTGGCATAATGTGAACTTCTTTAGCAAGATGGCTGAAGTAGCTGCCAAATATACCCACGTTGGCGATTTGATTCTGGTTGAAGGTGAGATATGCCATAAGAAGATTGAATCAGGTGAAAAGTCTGGGCAGTGGGCTTATTCATTGACTGCTAGTGACTTGAAGTTTATATCCAGTAGTCAAAAGGCCGCAGCCGCCCCACAAGCCCCACAACAGTATCAGAAAGCAGCTACACAACCTCAGTATAGTGCTGCAGACTTTGAGGACTATGGGGTTCCATTCTGAGAACCATTGTAATACCATTCAATTTTTTTTATCGCGTCATCTATGGAATAACAAACTGTCGTATAGTAGTTTTGTTGTTCCATATGTTTCCCAAATGCTATTTGGTAAGGTGATAATATACCATTAGCTGATTTTAGCTCTATCCATGCCCCAATATAGCCATGACGGCCACAAGCCACAAGCAAATCCCAGACACCAGGCATCATGCCCATGGCTTTAAGGTTCCTACCATATTGCGGAGATCGTTTTCCCTCATTGGGGATATGGATAACTACATGTTTGAGGACTGGGTGCAGGCGCGTCCAGTGAATCACGGTTTTCTGTATAGAATCCTCTGAGATATCACCGGACTTTAGGCGTTTTGTAATGGGCATTATGTGTATTCGGTAATGATTACAAATCCTGCAGAACCATTCCCACCAGCGGCAGCACCACCAGCATTTGAGGTACAGCCACCAGCACCTCCAGCACCAAAACCTGTTGCTGCGCTACCTGTTCCCTGGGTAAACCTGCCTGCGCCACCACCACCCAAAAGCGAAGATGCACCAGCCCCGCAAATAACTAAAGCATCTGCGGTCACAAGGCTGGCGCCACCACCACCAGTTGCACCAGTAGCTGCTAAATCCCCTGTTCCTACAGTTGCGCCTGCCCCTGAACCTGATCCGGTACTTCCTCCAGAGCCACCATTGGCTATACATATTGTACCAACAGATGTTGCGTTACCATTACCACCATTATTGGCTCCGGCACTACCTCCCGTACCAGCCGCTCCAACGGTAACAGTCTGGGAAGCCCCAACGGTTGCGGCAGTAGCCACGGTACGCGAATACCCGCCAGCACCACCACCACCGCCAATTACAGTATGAACAGCATCAGTGTTTGCAACTCCTGCTCCGCCTGCGCCTGAACCGAAACATTCAATTATACATACTACCATTCCGGCCGAAGGCGTATAAGTGCCGTTTCCTGTGAAGGTCTGTTTTGTTACTGTATGTAGGACACCAGTACAGTTGGTGAGTACCCCTGATGCTGGGGTTCCCAGAGCCGGAGTTACAAAGGTTGGGCTTGTAGTGCCTGCAAAAGACCCTGTTCCTGATTGTCCACTTAGTGTTGTATTTACTGCGTTATTAGTAGCCATTTTGTATATCCTTATACAATAGTAAGTCCTAGAGACTGCGGTGCGCCTAGCGCTGTCCATTCGGTATTAGCTGTAGTACAGATTAGTTGTAAGGAATCCCTGCGGTTCGTAGATACTACGGAGCCACCAGCACCAACAGTGCTTGAGGTGTTGCCTATAATTATTTGTTGTCCTGCACCTTGAGCTATAGACCAGCCCCCTGCGCCTTGGCCTATGATGTCTATTTCATCCCCTACTGAACTTGTGGCGGGCAACGTTAAGGTCACTAGACCCGCATTGTTAGAAATATACCCATTGTTCCCTAGCATGGCCTGTGAGGTTCCGGTAACCGTTGTCCAACTAAAGCCCGCAAGTCCTGTTGCAGTTATCGTAATGCTGCCAGCGCCATTGGTTATGGATATATTAGCGCCCGCTGTGAGTGTTGTTCGTACTGGAGAGGCACCTGTTGAACCTACGAGCAATTGCCCATTGGTCATAGGGCCATCATTAGGCGTCCAAACTGCTGTGGTTGTGGTTCCTGAGGTTGTACATACCCACAGGATTTGGTCTGTAGTGTCCCAGAGCAGTTGGAAAGTCTGTCCCGCAACAACGCCATTAGGATCACCTGCGTTTGACAAGATGACGTTGGAATTAAATAAGTTAAAAACCTGCTGTAAGGTCTCTTGTACAGACAAGCCTAAGTTTGAAGGCGATACATAGTTCTGTACCGCACATATAATGTCGGACATCTGTGCGCTGCTAGTGGTGGGCAGCTCGGTAAAGCGTTCTTCAATTGCCATGGCAAATCCTTATGCTACGGTTAAATTGCCCTGTACAGAAATAACTACAAATGTAGTATTTGCTGTCACGCAAAGTATTATTACATTGTCCCATTGGTTTGTGCTTGTAAGACTTCCTGCACTAGAGCTAGCCAGGTTTCCAAAGTGGCAAATCTGCCCTGTGTTCATCTGTAAAATCCATCCAGCTGTTCCCTTGCCAGCAACACCAAATACAGAACCTTCAGCCGCTGTAGCTGGTATTGTGACTGTGGTTTGGCTGGCATTTGAAATAATGTACCCATTGTTGACTACTGCCGCCTGTGTAGTACCAGAGACATCATTCCAGACCAAAGAGCCCACCCCTGTTGAAGATATGGTGATTGCTCCAGTTATAGAATTTATTGAAACACCAGTCCCTGCGGTCAATGTTGCGGCAGCCGGATCACTTGCTGTGGTACCTATGGGGATTTGCCCTGCTGCCAATAAGAGGCCTGTTTGGTTAGATGCGGCTTGGCTTAACAACAAACTATGGGCTGCTACGTTGGGTGAGGCATTTTTAATCGAA